CGAAGGTCACGTTGTCGCCGTCTGAGAGACGTGCTTTAATCAGTGCTTCAAAGCCTGAGTTAAAACATGCGAACATCTTTGCCTGTTCTGCCAGTGGCAAGGTGTCAAAGACTGTGGAACATTCCGCGAATGTCTCAGGTTTGCCGGTGACGGTGATAGTGGCTAGCACGGTTCTCTTGTCTTTTGCATGGGTAATAATCGTTGTGGTTTTCATAAGTGAAACTCCTTTGGTAGGTATCCGGTAACTGCCGGACTCAGTACGTGATAATTGAGAAGTCATTTTCACGTGAGTTGAATATCTTGATATATTGATTGTCCTGTTTAATTGCTTCAATCTCTAGTGCGGTTAATGCACGTGTATAGCAAGTTGCTGATCCGTACTCACCATGCTTGTTTTTTTCTGTCGTCACTTTGAGGTAGCCCCACTTGTCAGTTATGCCATGGCGTTTCAATATCGTCTTTAATGTCTTGGTCTGGATAATCATAATAAACCTCGTAAGTGGGATAGCAAAATTGCCATATACCTATATATAATGCAGGCATCATGCCAAGTTTACTATAGAACTGCAAATAACTAGCACCTGCAATCCTAGTACTAGCGGCGTTCTACCTAGTGCAATTTGGCACATTACTTGCTACTAGCTCCACAGGTGACAAAAAGTGTCGCCACTAATGACGTTTATTGTCCCTGGTCCTGGTTGACTTCTAATAACCTAATGATACTAGGTAGTTACAGCGTTCTAGGGTAGTGACACTTTTTGTCACCTATTTATTATACCATAAGGTTCATAAAATACCAGATCTCGCGCAGCAAAGCCTAGTACATACCACGCGCATTTCCCAAATAAAAATTCCAACTTAACCTTAACAATCACTACTGGTAATCACATTACTACCAGTAGCGGTAAGGTTCATACTTAGATAACACAAATAACTAACGCAACGACCTCTGATTGACATGACACATAATTAATGCAATAGGCTCTTTACTATACCGAAACATTAATTAATTAATAAATTAACGAACTGCCTCTACCTAACGGGACTCCCGGAGCATATAGAGACTTTTCCTGTCTGTATGGAATCGCTACAAATTCCAGAAAAATAAATTCGAGGGTTTACAAACCGTGGCTGTTAAGGTATGATATTGACATGCGTATATAAAAGGAATAGACCGATGCTGATACTAAAGACATTGCCGAAGCATAAGACAGGGGTGCCACGATGGTTGAACGAGGCGGGCGACACGAAATCCGTGCAGCCTGTGCCTTTGAAGCGTCAAAAGACGACGGGCGCTTGTGGGCTCCCCACAGACGTACTGTTTTGCTGAGCTACCGGAGTAACTTATGAGTGGACGCAAAGCACGAAGTGCTAAACTAGGTATGCTCGCAGAGCTACACGGCGAAGAGGGCTTTGAGGAGATGGCTAACGGCAAGTTCCGCATCGCGGGGCAAGTCGCCTATGTCCTCGACCCCACACGCGAACTCTCTGTGCGCCACGAGTTAGTGGCTGACTTGGCCGCTACAGGACTTAAACCTGCTGAAATAAGTCGCCTGGTTAAAACCAATGGCGAAAAGTCGGATGGTGGATACTATGCGACTCTTCTGCGTGACCCACGTATTAGGAGTCGTGCACGGGGTAATGTCCAAGATGTAGTAGACGTTGCCAAGGAACAACTAAAAAGCGTGGTGCTTAAGGCCACCAGTAATATAACTGAGGCTGTCGAAGCTGGTGATGTCAAACTCTCCCAGTACATCCTCGGTATGCAGGGACTCACTGACAAGGTAGCTCCAGCCTCCGCAACTGTTAATCTTGACTTCGGTAGTTGGATGGGCCAGATAGCTAATACTAAGACCATGCATGACATCAGCGGAAATACAGATGAGCGGCAAGTTATCTCTGATGACTCCGCACTCCCAGAAGCCGAAGGTCGCACCTTGAATGTCTGACACTCGTGGGATGACCTGCCTCCGTAGATAGCCACTTGCCTTAGCCAACGGTCACAGCTATCTAGCACGGTCATCCCACTTAAAAGGTACTCCATGATTCCCGAACGTGTACACACTCCTGAGCAAGTTATAACTCCACAAGCATATCAAGATAGATACAAAGATGACTATCCTCTTTGGATGCAGGAGGTCATGGGTGCAAAAATCACTGTAGACCAGACTGCGCTTGCCAAGGGATTGATTGAACATAAGTTTGTATCTGCGAAATCAGGTACTACAACCGGAAAAACTACTTGCGCTGCTACAACTGCCTTATGGTTCCTGACCACTCGGTACGAGTCCAAGGTAGTATGCACGGCTCCTACTGGGCATCAGCTAGAAGACTTGTTGTTCGCTGAAATGGAAAGCTGGATACGTCAGATAAAGATCACCTTCATACAAGACTCCCTAGTTGTAATCAAGAATAAAATCTACATCAAAGGCTATCGTGACTGGTACATTGTTGCTCGTACCATCCCGAAGGATGCGAAAGACAAACTCGGTGATGTACTGGCTGGATTCCATGCACCGGACTTGTTGTTTATTGTTGATGAGGCATCCGCTGTACCTGATGCAGTATTCTCTGGAATCGAAGGCTCCATGATCCAAAAGAACGTCTTTTGTTTGCTGGTTGGTAATCCTACTCGTGCACACGGCTACTTCTACGACACCCATAATAAGAACCGTGAGCAATGGTGTTGTATTACGCTGTCCTCTATCAATTCGCCCTTTGTAGACAAAGAATGGATAGAGAGGATGAAGAACCTCTACGGTGAGGAATCCGACTGGTATAAAACTAAAGTTCTCGGCGTATTCCCCACTGGTGAAGGTGAGATAGTTGCCACGTATGACCAGCTACTTGAGGCATTCGAGCGACATAAGTTGGTTAACTTTGATGACTATACCATGCTGCGTAAAGTAGCTGGGCTTGATCCAGGTGGAGGTGGAGGTGATAACTCTATCTTGCTTATCCGTCAAGGTGCATACTGTCATGAGCCGGTACGCATCAAACATGTTGATACGAATGACCTGATAACTAAAGTGACTGAGCACTGTGTGTCTAAAGGAGTAAAAGAGCTGTACGTTGAGTACAATGGCCTCGGCATAGCTATCTTTGACCAGCTTAAGTTGAAACACGGCTTTAAGACATGGAAGGTTGTTACTAACGCACGGCCTAATGACCCAGAGGCGTACCGTAATATTCGTGCGGAACTTTACAAGGAACTCTCAAATAACTTCGACTTGCTTTTACTGCCTTGGCATGATAGATTTATACAAGAACTACCGGAGATTCATTTTATTCCTGATAGTGAACCGCTCCAAGTGGTAGACAAGAAGAAACTTAGAAATCGTCTAGGTTTCTCACCGGACTTTAGTGACGCACTTATGCTTTCTACCTACCGACACTTCGATTTAGGTAAATGTGAAGATGACTACGTGCAATTCATGGCTTTTACTCAGATGAACAACAACTTAAATACGGAGACCAGCTTTGCTAAAATCTAGGAATAAAAAACGGCAAGAAGCTATCCAAGCTAAGCAACTCACTAGCTTCAAGTCAGTCAAAGGTGAATTCACTTATGAAACTGACGATGAGATAGAACGGCTACTCGCTGGGGATAAGTACCTTACTGAGTTTTACAAAATGAGTGTCAATGATCCAGTATGCGGTGCTGTGCTGCTTGCACTTACTCAAATCTTCAAGTCTATCAAATGGGACACCGAAGATGATGAGGACGGACTACTTAAAGCCTCCCTAGAAAAAGCAGGTTGGATTGACAACATGGGTGATATGCTTACCCAGTTTGTCTTCGGCCACTCAATTATGGAAGTCACGTTAACGGAACGCGACAAGGACGGACGTGTTATTTGGAACAATATGTACTACCGTCCCCAGACGACGATTTCTGATTGGGAGTTCGACCGTCACGGTAAGTTACTTGCAGTCGTGCAACAGGTAACTAACGCGCACAACTTCAAATCTCCCAATGATGAAGTACGTATCAAGGCTGATAAGTGTCTCATCTTCCATGCCTTTAAGACACAGGTTAATCCACGAGGTAAATCTCTCTTCCGTAACGCATATCGCGACTGGTACTACAAAACAAACATTGAGAAGATCGAAGCCATAGGTATTGAGCGTGACCTTACCGGCTTGCCTGTCCTTTGTGCTGCCGAAGATGTTGAGTTGCAAGATGAGCACGGTGTACTTAATGCAGTCGGCAACTGGGCATGGACAACCGTTAGAAACATTAAGCGTAACTCTCAAGAAGGTCTGGTTCTTCCAGCCGGTTGGGAGTTTAAGTTGATTGGCTCTCCTGGCCAACGGCAATTCGACCTTAACGACGTTATCAATCGCTATTCCACCAACATGGCACTGTCTATGCTCGCTCAGTTCCTCGTCCTCGGTGTGACCTCTTCTAGTGGTAGCTTCGCTTTAGCTAAAGAGCAATCCTCCCTCTTTCACACTGCGGTCGAGGGCTTTGCCTATGCAATGGTGGACGTTGTAAACAACCAGTTCATCGGTGGCAAGGCGTTACAGCTATTTAACAACCTGGAGAAACAACCTAAGTTAAAGGCAACCGGCATAGAACGCATTGATATTAGTGACATGGCGAGTTATCTCGGTCGGCTACTTAAGTTTAACATCATTGAGCCTGATGATGCACTGGAAGACTTTGTACGTGAACGCGTGGCACTACCTAAGAAAGATCCGACCACTACGCGTGTCGCTGATATTAAACTCTCCCATGCGCAAAAGTATCCAGAGACAGTTAAGCAGCCACTAGCTCCTGTAGCTCCGACTGACACCACTGCACCAGTCGGTGAACCTGATCCTAAAAAGAAGAAATCTACTACTAAGAAAAAGGAGAAAAAGTAATGACGGAAGCTATGCGAGGTCATTCACTGATTAAGTTCTTTACTCAGGCTGAGTGGGCAATCCTGCCTGATAAGCTGGAACAACTCGGTGATGTGCTTAATCAATTCATAGCCGGTGAGAATGTTGCAATGGACGGTGAAGAACAAATTGCCACTACGACTCCCACTGGTGTTGCAGTTATTCCGATTGTGGGGACGATCACTAAACGTGCTTATGGACTTGGCGCAATGAGTGGAGTACGCACAACGCTGGATGTCCAGAATGATATACAATCTGCTCTTGATAATCCAGCCGTATCTGGTATCGTATTAAGTATAGATAGTCCAGGTGGCACAGTTGACGGAACAAAAGAACTTGCTGATTTCGTACAACACGCCAGAACAATTAAACCAGTAGTTAGTTATGTAGACGGCCTCATGGCCTCCGCTGCCTATTGGATAGGTTGCCAAGCTGATAGTATAGTTTGCTATGATACTGCAAAAGCTGGTTCTATCGGCGTAGTTGTTATGCACCAAGAAGCTGAGAAGTTGGAAGCCAATCTCGGTGTAAAGACAACGTTCATCTACCAAGGTAAATACAAGGTAGTCGGCAACCAACACGAAGCTTTAACAACTGAAGGCAAAGCATACATTCAAGCTCATGTAGATAATTACTACAGCATGTTTGTTGATGCAGTTGCTCAAGGTAGAAATATTAAACAGGATGTCGTTATTAAAGACATCGCTCTCGGTTCAGTATTCATGGCACAAGATGCGTTAGAACTTAATCTCGTAGATAGTATCGGCAACTTAAATGATGCTATATCACTAGCCCGTAAATTAGGAGAAGAAAAAATGAATTCCGAAGAAATTCAAGCTAAACTTGATGCAGCAAATGAGCAGATTACAGCTCTTGGTACTCAGGTAGCTACTGCTACTGCTGAGCTGGCGACTGCTACGGCAACTATCACTACTCTAACCGCTCAAGTCGCAACTCAAGATGCTGACATTACCTCACGTAACGAAGCTGATGCCGCTGCTAAACGTCTAGTTGGTGTAACTGCTATGTTCGACGGTTGCGGTGTTGATGCAGCTTTCATCTCCGGCATGGTAACTCTGTCCGATGAAGCTATTACACCGATTGCTTCTCAGTTGAAAGAACGCCAAGAGAAGATCGAAGGCGCACTTGCTGAGCATATCGAGCCTACCGATGGTGCACACGGAGACCAAGGCGATCTCACTACTCCACCTTCGTTAGATGCTGCTGTATCTATGATCGAAAAACGTGACTCCTGTGATGTCGACGAAGCTACTGAGAAAGCTCAAGTCGAGTTCCCTAAGTTGTTCGCTGCTTAATTAACCCAAATTACTAACCAAGTTTATAAGGAGAAAACAAATGGCCGGTCAAGGTGAAATGCTTATTACAATGGACGTTCCTGAGTCTACCCCTCGTGGTACTCTTATCTCTGGTGCTGGTACTCTAAGTGCTACACTCAAAGCAGTTGGTGTCATCGTCGAAGGTAGTGACGCAGGTGAAACTAAAGCAAATGTTCAAGTTGGCGGTACTGCACTTGTTCTTTGTGGTGCTACGTTGACAGCCGGTGCATTGGTTGTTGCTGATGCCGCTGGTGAAGCTATTGTTTTCACAGAAGACACTGATGCTGTAAACGGTAACAATCATCTTGTTTGTGGTATCATGCTCGAAGGTGGTGCCGACCAAGAACTTCGCTCTATGCTCATTCGCTAATTCAGACTAACTTAACGTCTTATAAGGAGACTAAAAATGCTACAAACACAATACACAGAGACACTGACTAAAGTTGGTCTGAAATACATGCAAGACCCAAAGAAATTCAAAGCCACTAAGATTTTCCCTATGTGTCCTGTTTCTTTGATGTCTAGTACGTTTCCGACTTACGACAAGGAATACTGGTTCAAGAACGAAGCCCAGATTCGCGTTCCAGGAACTGAATCTACTGGCTCTCGGCACGGTCGCGGGACGGACAACTACTCCTGTCAGGATGTTTCGCACCATGAAGATGTGCCTGATGAGTACATCTTGAATGATCCAGCTCCTCTTAATCCTCTCAAGGCAGCTACTCGTCGTGTGAGTCAGATTATCTCTACCTTCGATGAGGTTGACTGGGTAACTCGTTTCCTCACCACTAGCGTCTGGACTGATGCTTCTGCTCCGACTACTCGTTGGGACGTAAGTACTTCTACTCCGTTGGAAGACATTGA